CTTAAATTATATTGTTTATATAATTTCCTCTTTATAATTTACCCTCAGTATTTTTTTATAAAATACGCCATAATACATGAAGGGCATGCCACATTTCCGACAGTATCCGATGGGCGACACAGTCCCCGGCTATATAATTGACCAAGACGACCCCCAACAAAAAGTACAAAGAGAAATAGCCGTAGAACCCGGAGAATACATTGTCAGGCGTGAATCAGTTAACGCTCTTGGCGTTGACAATATGGAACTCCTAAATCATGCCGATGGTGCACATGGTGCATTAAATAAGCTAATGGTCTCAGCATCATTAGTAAATCATCAGCCTCAGGATAACACTTCAGTTAAAACAGAAGCAAACGGTTTCCCCATTGCCGATTCCCCGGTACGGCAAAGAGTAGACGCTACCCGCCAAATGCAGGATGGTGGCCCAGTTGAAGAAGGCCGCAGTGTTCGGGACTATCTAGGGTCTTTACAGGAAAACTATCAAAAATATCAAGGTGATGTAATGACCGAAGCTGGTGATTCAAGATTTAATCCGTCAGGACAGTTCACCAGAGAAGGTTTAGCGGAAGAATATAATTTCCCACTGGAAGAAGCTAAGTTTGATACTTTATATGGATATGGAACACCCGGAGCTAGAGATGCGGCGATAAACATTAATTTGCCTAATTGGAAAATAAAGCACACATCCCATATGAGCACAGATAAGTATGGAGAGTTTGAAGAGAGCGAAAGAAAAATCAAAGATCAAATGACGAAAGAACACTCACGCGCATCTATTGATCTTGGCAATATGCTAGGGGGAGATTATGGTGAAGCTATTGAAGCTGAAAAAGCTGGGTATCTAGATATGGGCCCATATGAGCAACATGAATATACAATGGGCAAGTCAAGGAAAGTAATTGAAGCGCATCGGAAAAGAGAAGAAGAAAAGAAAAAAGAACGAGAAGCGTCTCCAGAGTATAGAAAAATGATGATGGAGGGTCTCGGTATGAAAAGCGATGAAGAGTATGATAAGTTTTTAGAAATGAAACGTAGGCTTGGTGGTGGCTATCAACAAGGTGGAGAAGTAAGAGATGTCCCTTCTGGTAATTGGGGGCCAAAAGGTGCTTATAATGAAGCCCTACGAAAAGCTAGAGAAGAAGACATGGGTTCTAATGACCTAAAAGCATTAAGTCTTTTAGAGCAGTTACGCTTGTTGAATGCTGGGACAGGAGTAGAACCAGAAAGGTTAGAACAGCTAAATCCAGAAAGACCAATAAAAAGAAGAGAATCTCTTTTTGAGAGCCCTGACAGTTCTGAGTATAATATGCCGACAATAGAAATAGACCCAAGTGGTTTTAGAACTCCTATAATGAGAGCGCCATCTGATAATTATAGTGGAAGCGACGTTAAAAAGAATTTAAATATTTTAATCCCCTATCTTCAAAGTTATGGTCGGATGAAAACACCAGCGCAAGAAAGAGATGAATTTTTATATGATAGATTGGGCGTTGATCCTGAAAACCCTCCGATGCAATTACAGGGTTTAAAAGGTAGAGCCTTATTACAGCGTTATGGAAACGAACAGCAGTAATGCCCTTAGAGACTGACAGCAAAGCTGAACATAATCAGGAATTGTACCGCCAGTGGCGGGACTCAAGGGCTGACTGGGACACGGAAGCCCGTTATGATATTGACTTCTTTCTTGGTAACCATTTTACCAGTGATGAGTCAGATGAGTTACAGGCCCGCAATCAGGCCGACGTTCCAATGGACAGGATCGGGCCGGCAATAGAAAAATTTAAAGCAGTATTAACATCTCGTCCTCCAGCGTTTACTGTTACCCCGCGTGAGGACTCTGATGTGAAATTAGCTACGCTATGGCGTACCATAATGAGTTATATCTGGGAAAACTCAGAAGGTGATTGGCAATTAAAAGAAGCTATCCATGATTATGCTATCACTGGCATGGGCTATATGTATGCCTATATTGACCCAGAATCAGATTTCGGTAGAGGTGACGTCAAGTTCACTTATGTTAACCCTTTTCGGGTCTATGTCTCTCCATCCACCAGAAACAGGTGGTACGACGACGCTGAAGGCGTCATTCTCTCTACCATATTAACTGGTGAGCAAGTCGTTAACCTCTACCCTGAATTAGGCCCGCAAGTTGATGAGGAGTCCGGCGAAATGGTTCCGGGTATTATTTCACAGCTTGATGCCTACAATGAAGAAGATTATCCCAGTGCCCAGAATAAGAACTCATCTACTGTGTTCACTCCGGCGGAAGTAAAGGATAGTGACCTATATCATCGTGAGAAGTTTCAGGTACTGGAAAGATATTATAAGATTAAGGTTGATTATTACCGCGTTATTGATATGCAGTCCGGTGAAGAGGTTATTTTTGATGAGGAAGAATACATACAATTTGTTGAAGATAACCGAGAACGCGTAGAATCAAGTCAGTATGAAGTAATACCGGTACAGCAGTCAAGAATTAAAGTGTGTGCTACTATGGGGCAAATTGTTTTATATGAGGCGGTACTACATACTGATATTTATCCAATCATTCCATTGCCCAACATCTGGACAGAAACACCCTATCCTAAATCAGACGTTTCGCGGGCGCGGCCAATGCAAAGACTATTGAATAAACTATGGTCGTTAGCATTGTCCCATGCGCAGGCATCAGCTGGTTTAAAGTTGTTAGTACCGTTAGGTAGTGTAGAAGACATTGGACAGCTGGAACAGGATTGGGCTAATCCTAATGCTGTTATTGAAATTGATAGTTCACAGGGTGAACCACATTATCCTGCACCGCAGGCACTGGCTTCAGAGTTTTATAAACTTATCCAGCAGTGTGAGCATTACATTGATTTTACTTTTGGTCTGCCAGAGATGATGCATGGGTTTTCTGATAAGGCACCTGAGACAGTTCGCGGTACAGAACGAATGATTGCACTTGGTACAGAAAGACCAAAGTCAAAACTAAGGGATATTGAGTTTAGTATTAATCGTCTTGGCAAGGTGTTGTACAACTTTTGCAAGGGACATTATACATATAAAAAGATTTTTAGGCTGGTACAGGCCAACAATGATTTAACAGAAGCAATGGCAAATTTCTATGATGATACGACAAATGCTGTTTTAGATATGAAGAAAGATAAACATAATCTTTCACAGCATGATGTTCGCATAGAACCCGGCTCAAGCTTGCCGACTAGCAAATGGGCCGAGCTTTCTGTTTATCTGGAAGCATTTCAGCTTGGTATTGTAGATAAATATGAAGTATTGAAGAAAAATCCAGAAATATTTGATAAAGAAGGTATCCTCCGTAGAACTGAAGAACGTCAGCAGTTAATGCAACAGGTTCAGGCTATGGAAGAACAGATAAAGAATTTGGAGGGTGACCTCCAAACTGCCCAGAGGGAGTCTGTGCATGATAGAAAACGCGTCGAGGTTGAGAAATTTAAATCTCGATTGTCGGAAATTGCATCAGACGCCAAAGCTGATAGAAGGGTTCAATTAAATAAACTACAAAGCGAGGTGAAGCTCGAAGCGGAGAAATTGGTTGGTTCCATGCCGGAACCCGGTTCTACTCCAAAAGCTTAGAGACATCTAGAAAAGGAGTCGTAATGGACACTACACAGACAGAGGCCACTACCGAATTCGTCAGTGGTGAAGAAGAACAAACTGATGTTATAGATCAGGTTGTAAATGAAGCAGATGGTGAAGCTATGCAGGCTGAAGAGGCTGTTGAGCAAGAAATAGATTGGCAAGGTGAGGCTAAAAAGTTTCAATCAATGTATGATCGAACTTATGCTGAGAACGGTAAGCTTAAACAGCTTGAACCGTTAGGGCAATTACTGGAATCTCGCCCAGACCTAGTTGATTTATTACAGAACAACATCAACGGATCGCAAGCAAAAGATCAACCATCTGAACCAGCACTGCCGGAAGAGGATTTTAACCCTTGGGAAGCCTACTACAAGCCGGGTTCACAATCATATGAATTTCGTAAGAAACAAGAATTAGACCTTACGAATCAAGTTGTGGGTCAGGCATTGCAAAGGCAGGAGCGTCAAATGGCGGAAAAAATGACCTACAACAACACGGTTAATGAATTACGTAATACATACAAATTCTCAGATGATGATGTAAATAATTTTATGCAGTTTGTTACACAACCGAAGGAACAGGTAGGTTTGCCTAATCTTGTAAAACTATACCGTGACGTCAATAAAGGCGGCATGGTAAGTGATACAGCACAGGCAGTAACCGCCGCTAGAAATGCTCCGCGTAGCCCCGGCGCCATACAAGGTGCACCGCCCCAGACAAAATCAGATGATGATAAGGTCTGGGAAAGTGTAATGGGTGTGGGGGATAAAACGGTATTTTGATAACAAATAACTCACGGAGATAGAAATGGCTATTACTAGCGGAACTCTAAAGAGTAGCTCGATTACTGCGGCCGCAACCTCGGCTGATGTGGGGCAAGCCCCAGATCAACGACGGTTGTATGACTTTGGTGATCGTGTTGCTGAATTATCTCCAGAAGAGTCACCGTTCTTTGTATATCTAAATAAAGTAGCGAAAGCACCAACGAATGATCCTGTATTCCGGTTTCTGGAAAACAGGTCGCGGATTGATTGGACAAGTAGGACATTCCTATTATCTGCCAATGTTAATGGCGGTTCAGCTGTAAGTGCTGGTAGTTCTTACCAGTTTACGGTTGATACCCCTAATGATGGTAGTGGTTCGGTTGATTATCTTGTAAAAGGTATGGTGTTTGCTGTGCAGACCCTTGATTCTACAGCAGGTGTTTCATACGCCTCTGTCAGGATTGATTCTGCTCCGGCTGATCAGGGAAGTGAAACGGTCTTTACTGGCCGAGTTATAGCTCTCCCTAATTCCAGTTTTGGTTCTGGTTACAATATTATGTCAGACAATGACAAATGTCAGGTTGTTGGTACTTCTTTTGAAGAAGGTACTGGTTCACCTGATGTCTGGTCAGATAGTCTTGATGATGATTTTGGTTATACCCAGATTTTCAAAACAGCGGCTGAGTTGACAAACACAGCTATTGCTACCAATTACAGAGGATATGCCAATGAATGGCAACGAGTCTGGAATCAAAAACTGAGAGAACATAAGGTTGACATTGAAAGAGCAATGTTATTTGGACAAAGAGCACGTATCAGCGGTATTCAGTATTCTGAAGGTATCGTAGGCCACATTACGGCCAACGCGGCACCGAAAGCTGACAATAGTGCACTGTCTTATTCTTCTGGTTCACCCTATAGCAGGACTGTTGCTTCCGCAGAGTTCACTTACGATTTATTTTTAAGTGACATGGAAGTTCTAATGGATCCGGCACGTGGCGGCGAATCTCAGAAGCTTGCTCTGGCAGGTTTACCTGTGATCACTCTGTTTAACAAAATGGGATCAGGTGGATTCCTTGATGGATCACTTCAATTATCAACTGATGCTGGAGCATATAAGCTCGGTATCAGTCATGAAAAAGTCAGCGGTTCTTTTGGACATAGTATCATGAAAGTTGATACTGTTCATGGATCAATTGGCGTTGTTAAAGAGCCTCTATTTAGAGGACTTGCTAACAGTTTCATGTGCTTAGTTGATATGAGCAAGGTTTCTTACAGACCTCTGGTTGGTAATGGGCTTAATCGTGATACTCACATTATTTCAAACGTACAGCAAGCTGATGAAGATTTGCGTAAAGATATGATCTTGACCGA